ATGTTTCGTTTGCCAGCAAATACACAGGGAGTGTTTAAAGCATTGAAGTGTGATGAAAGAGTACCGAAACGACTTAAGACCAAAGAGCAGGCTGCGAGGGTAGCCTGGCGTGTATTAAAGGATTGGGTCGAGGCTCAACTTGCAATTGTAGAAGCGGAAATGGCCGAACTAACAGAAGTATTTTTACCTTATGCCCAGAACAGAGACGGCAAGACTTTGTACCAAACAATCGAACAGTCTGGCTTTAAAACTTTGACTCACCAATGTTAATAGGGAATAGATTATGAATCGACACACTATCAAACCAAAGTATGATTTTAAAATTGAAAGCATGCCCCCAGAAAAAGGCGGTGATACCGAGTGTGGTAAATTAGGCCGTATGCACCACATGAAGCGTTACAGACCTATGCAAACCAAATGCGTTTATCCTGGCTGTAATGCCGTTTGCTAATAGGAATTGATATGAGTGCATACATTTTTTTTGCAATATTGATACCGGCTTATATGGTGATCGGGGTCTTTTCATTATTATTAATAGAAGTAGATGATATTAAATAGGAATAGATATGGATAAGAATCTAGGAAAAGAGCAAGAACTTTATATCAACAGAGCCATTGATAGCGTAAGAAAAAAGCTCGGAAAAAGATTTGCCGTAAAATTTTCTGAACTGCTAGTCGGATTTGAGTCTGGCGATGATTATCTCAGTTTTACTTTAGATATAATTTTTCACTATGGAAATATCACGCACCTTCACTTAATAGCATTAGGCTGGACTTCAGATGATGATGTAGGCATAGAGACTGGTGATGATGGTGATCTGATTGAGATTACCAGAGGGAACCTATTAGAAAGCCTTTATTTTGATTTAGCCTTAGATGAGTTAGACGACGAGTTTATTAATTAACTGGCAAAAATAACGAACCTCATGCCCCTTGAGTGGGGTTTTCGGGTGAAAGCACCTTAGCCATAGTGCGGACGGTCAATAAAAGATTATAGCGGCTCAATCAAAAGAGGATGAGAAAATGCTAACACAGGGGTAACGCCCTTAGAGTCTGACAAACTCCCCGCCGCTTAACTGCGGCTTTGTGGGTGATAGAACTTAACAATGGATAAATTATGGAGTTTCAATACGAAGGTCAAAAATATAAAGTAGGTTTGCATGGGTTTCTTTTTAGACATAACGGAAGGGAGTTTGTGAAAAGTAGCAGGTTAGATGAAGTTAATGGAAAGAAAGTGGATAACGCGTTTTCAATCCATGTAAGTAAGGTAAAGCAAATTAATAGGAACAGATATGGCGTTAATTTACTTAGAGAGATTACCTGAACTAAAGCAACCTCTTGACTATCCAGAATGCTTAAATCGAATTGTTAAGGTGGCGGAAAATAGAGCTGTTTTCGAGATAGCTAAGTTTAGGCAATCGGACTTATTTATGAAGCAGGATTGGCTTACGCAAAGACATTGGGGTTTTCTATTGAAGCCAAACCCATTTATTTTGCTTGACTGCACAGTTTAAAAGGGATAGACATGAAACAAACGCTTTTCACAATACTGTTTTATCTAGGATGCGCAAGAGAGCTAGAGATAGCTAATCCTCAGGAGTTTCATTACTCGAAGCATCATAACGGTAAGAGCCATGTGGTCAAGCGTGGAAAGTGGCAGGTACCAACGGATAAGAAATACAATTATTTCACTAGACTGAGAAAAGAGTAAAATTATGAAGATCGAATCAAAAACAAAAAGTATCGTTTTGGGCGGAATTTGCATTGAAGTAGATGAAATTCAGTTAGACGGCTTCATATTAAGTAATTTGGTTGATATTGAAATCGTGAGAGAGATGATCAAAATACCTGGAATTGATATCATAATGGAGCTCGAATCAGTTACTAGACGGGTGACTATATGGGAATCTCAGATAGAGTCTGGCCTAAAAACAAGATGTAAGTTTAAATTTAAAACAAATTATAGGACGTAGAAATAATGGCAACAATGGAGAGAAACCCATCAGACGCACAGATCGAAATTCTATCCTCTGATTTCGTCCTGCACGGTGATAAAACAAAGGCCTGGAGACTTGCCTATCCTGATAGTAAAGCGAAGCCATCGACGCAACACTCAGAAGCCTCGACGGTATTTAATAATCAGAAGGTTATCAGAAGGATTGAGGAGTTGAGGATAATATCAAAAAAGAACTCCGAGGAAGAGTTTACAGTAACCGTTTCTAAGATTAAGAAAGTGCTTGCTATGGTTATCAAACGAGGGTTAGGTGATGAAGATAGCAAAGAGCTGAGAGGTCTTTCATCAGTAGTCGCGGCAGCAAGAGAACTCAACGCAATGGACGGCAACCACAAACTACCCGATCTAAAAATTATTGCTGAAGGCTTAACGCCATGGTCAAGTATTGAGGCTGGCATTGATGAAGGTCCCGAAGCTGTAGAGGATGAGTCAGAATGATTACACTAATAGCAACTACACTACTATTCCAAAGTCTTTATCTTGATTTACCTGCCGGTAGTCATCGATTAGAGGCAGATTATCAGAACGTCACTTGTCCCAGTGGACCCATCGGCATAGAGTGGGTATTGCATGATAAGACGCGGGTCGACTGTCTAACAGACACCCACGCCATCGAGCACGATTTCGCTAAGAAGTGGCCGGAGGCGTTAGGCCAGTCGCTACACTATGCCAGGTTGACCGGTAAGAAACCGGGTATTGTGCTTATCCTTCAAAAAGAATCGGACATTAGGTACTATTATCGGCTCATGAATGTACTGGTACACAACAATATCAAAATCGATGTGGCACTGATTAAGGCTTACGAATGAGAAAAGCACCCAACATAATGCCAAAAGGCTTAAAAAGACCGAAACCACCGCCCGGACCGCCTAAACCGACAAGTAGAGACGAGATTGATTTCACAAAAAATATTCGAGTAGTGCTCGATAAAGAAAGCGGTGAGATAAAAATCACTAATTTTATGTTATTTGGTTAAGGGGTATTGAATGAGCTTCGTATGCGGCTTATTAGGACACAAAATGTACGAAACTGTTCCGTGGGATGTTAGTTCGTCAACGGTGTGCATTCGATGCGGTTATAAAAAACCTGCTGTCAATTGGGCCAGCGGCGCGACTATGCCAGAATGTAAACCAACAAAAGAACAACAGGAGGATAAATGAAAATTAAAGCACTAGTTTGGAGTGAGGAGAAAAAGTCTAAAGATGAGTACAGTTTTAGTCATGTAACCGCTGATACTTCAATAGGTCAATTTTATATCGATTGGCAATGGAAAGACGACCCGTTTTATAGAATATATTATCCTACCGAAGAGTATGCCGGATATGAGTGTGACTTAGATACTGCCAAGCAAAGATGTCAAGACGAGTTGATTAGGCGAATTATTTCAGGTGAGTACTCACAGGAGACCAGTAATGTCATTAACCTATAGCCCCGATTTAAAAGAGATTAAAGATAGTCTATCCGGCAAAAAAATTGATTTTTATTGCGGCAAAGAGTTTAATGAGACTGCTATTGTTTTGTCAATGTTATCCGCAGGCTATTTATCATTGCAGGACGCGTATATAGACATGATGGAAATAATGCAGAAAAATAATAAGTGTCAGCACTAGTTTGGAAGCCTCAACGGTCCTATCTAGATTTCTTTTATCATGACAATAGAGAAATATTCAGGAAAAGTACTGTATTCAGAGAGGACATAGAATACTTTGTTCCTTATGGAGGAAGGGGATCTGGAAAAACGTATTCATTTCTAGATGCTGTAATCGTCGAGGCCACGCTTAGGCCAATTCGGGTACTTTGTGCGCGTGAATACCAAATCTCAATCAAAGAATCAATCAAGGCAGAACTCGAAGCGGCTATTGATCATCGCGGTCTAGGGAAATTCTTTTCAATATTGCGCGATGAGATAAGATGTATTACTAACGGATCTTTATTCATGTTCAAGGGAATAAAGAACAATATCAGAAATCTTAAGTCGATTTGTGACGTTGATATATTGCTCTGCGAAGAGTCGGACGCAATTACTAAAAACTCATGGGATAAGTTGCTCCCTTCAATCAGACCCAGAAAGCCATTCGGTAAGCGCGGTCTAACGCCAATCAACATTATTATATTCAACCCGGACGACGAACTCGACGACACTTACCAGCGATTTATAATTAATACTCCTCCAATGTGCGTGACAAAATTAATTAATTGGCGTGATAACGTCCATTTTCCAGAGCATTTAAACAGACAGCGATTGCATTCTCTCAAGACCAGACCACTAAAAGACCATGAGCATGACTGGGAAGGTAAACCGAAAGCATCTGGTGAGGATGTGATTATTGACAGAGATTGGATCCGGGCGGCTAGATTTGCTAGTAGCAATCCTGATTTTGTGCATCTCGGCGAAAAGGTCGTATCTTATGACCCATCAGGCCAAGGTAGAGACTACAACGCCGAAATGTTCGCAGATGGCAATATTATCAAGTCTGTTGATGAATGGCTCAAGTCGTTAGATTTAAGAGTGGCCACTTATAGAGCTTTTGATAGTGCGATCGATAATAAAGTTAAACGATTTGTATTTGATGTTTGCGGGGGCTTGGGTGATGGCGTGTCTGTTTTTGTTAATGATCGCAAAGAAGAGGTCGAACTAGAGACCAAGAAAAAACTTAAAATAGATATTTTTCCTTTTGACGCTGGCGCGCCTGTTGTTAATCCGGACAAGAAAATTCCTGAAGTTGGCAAGACATGGAAGGAACTCTATTCAAACGCCAAAGCCCAAGCGCAAGCTATTACAGCCCAAAAGTTATACAATACTTACCGTTTCATAGTACTGGGCGAAAGGGACATAGACCCCGCCGAGATGCAGAGTATTGATATAGAGGACGATGCTTTATTTAATAAATTAGTTGTTGAATTATCGACGCCTATCTGGGTTAAATCAAAGACCAATAGCAAAAAGAAGGTAGAATCGAAATCCGACATGATGAAAAGAACGGGTTTACCATCTGGTAATATTGCTGATACACTGCATATGATTAACGCGCCACAGAAGAAACACAATAGATTTAACGGCTGATGAGGAAATGAAAAATGAAATTTAGAGTCGGAAGTAAATATCATAGTCTAATTATTGTAGACGACAACATTGAAAGTATTTCAGATAGAGGTTCTTTATTTGTGAGTCAGATTGGCTTCCATGCCATTCATTTTTTACATGGATTTCTGCCCAAATATTTCCAAAGCGGATTAAGAATCGATTTTTTCACGCCTATAAGAAACAAAAAGACAGGAGTTTATGAAAGGAAAGGGTTTTACATTAGGATTCTTCCGTCATTAAAAGGGGCTGTAAGGCAATGGAATGAAACATATAGATCTGTTTATAGTATGCTCTGCTGGAGAAATTACAATTCAGACCAATAAAGCAATCTAAAAACTATATAAAAGATTCAAGGTTGTTTTAACTCACAAGAGAGAATATTTATGATCCCTGTATTGCTAGAAATATTATCATGTTTTATAGCTGCAATCTTTGCCTCAATTGGATTGTATTTTGGATTATCTCACTACGTTAATATTTACTCATACTTTCTTGTCGCTGTGAGCGGATTATTAATGTCACTAATCGTTATTTATTTATCTCAATTAGGCGAATTAATGCAAGGCAAAAAGCAGCCGGGACGCTTGATATTCTGCCAGATACTGAATAAGTTCATTTATGGTACAATCATCTCACTAGTAATAATAGCCACGTTAACGGTTAAATAATGTTATATCCTAGAGTAGAGAAAAAATCAAAAGTATTAGGTTTGAGCCCGGAATTAGGGAGTTTTTTACTGTTCGGATCATCAGGTGGACAAACACCTGCAAGCGCATTATCTCTCTATGAACAAAGCTCAGCGGTATCTGTTCCTATCAACATTATTGCAAAAGCTTTTGCCTCTATTGACCCGGTCATAAAAACTGATGACAAGTTGATCAGCGATCATCCTGTATTAGATTTACTCAATCAACCGAGCCCTTATTTTACTAAGATATTATTTCTGGATAATCTTGTCCGTGATTACTTGATCACCAATGAGGCGTTTATCATTGCAATTGGAAATATTGGTCGACCCCCTTTGCAAATTCAGACCATCAGCCCAAGAAACACGAATATCAATGAAGGGCCCAACGGCTATCTTTCTAATATTGGTATCACTGGAAACACGCTCCCCGGAGCCTATAACCCTGAAACAAAAAACAACGCGATCAGATATATTCGTGATGAGTTCACAGAAGCAAAACAAATTCGAGGCTATTCGACCAGAAATAATTCATTATTGAGAGGTCAATCTCCTTTAGTATCTGCATCAAAAGAAGCTAAACAACATATTGCAGGGAACAATCATAATCTCACGCTATTAGAAAAAGGCGGTAAGCTGTATTTACATTTTAATATTATTGATGATTTAAACCC